CGGATACGAAAGGCTGTGCTTTCTTCTGTGGCAGTCCTAGAGGGTTTGGTAACTGGTCTTATGAGTTATTTAAACAAGGTGAAACTAACAATGACTGGGAGAGTTTTAAATACACTACATTAGAAGGTGAGCAAGTAAGTGCAGAGGAGATAGAACAAGCAAAACAGGATTTAGATTTGAGAACATTTCAGCAAGAGTATGAAGCAACGTTTGTCAATTACTCTGGAATGATATATTATAACTTCAGTAGGGATAAAAACATTGTTGAAAAATATAAAGGTAATAGTTTGTTTTTGCATATAGGTTTAGACTTTAACGTTGACCCTATGTGTGCTGTAGTAACTGTAATAGATAAAAATGTAGTTACAGTCATAGATGAGATACAAATATATTCTTCTAATACAAATGAAATGTGTGAAGAAATAAAGAACAGATATAAACATCAAAATATAATTATTTACCCAGACCCTAGTGCAAGACAAAGAAAAACATCTGCTGGAGGTTTAACAGATTTAGCTATATTAAAAAACTTTGGGTTTGATGTAAGATGCAAGAACACAGCACCATTAGTTAGAGATAGAATAAATGCAGTAAACTCTAAGCTAAAAAATGTTGCTGGTAAAAGCACATTATTTATAGTAAATACTTGTAAAAATGTTATAAAGAGTATAGAAAGACAGATATATAAAGAAGGAACTCACATACCAGATAAGGATAGTGGTTTTGATCATATGAATGATGCTTTGGGTTACTTAATAGAATACAACTATCCGATAAGAAGAAATTTTGTACCAACTGAGCAAAAGAGGTGGAGTTAAATGGATAGAGAACAATTACAAGAAAAACATCATTTATGGAAAGCTAACATAGAGAACTGGGAGTTTTATATTCGCAGTTACTTAGGTGGCAACGACTACAAGAACGGATATTACTTACACAGATACATACTGGAATCACCAGAGGAGTATGATGCAAGAATAAGACATACCCCATTAGATAATCATTGTAAAAATGTTGTGCAAATCTACACCAGCTTTTTATGGAGAGTTCCACCGACTAGAGATTATGGTAGTTTAGATGGAGATGAGCAACTGCTATCATTTATCAAAGATGCTGACTTAGATGGTAGAAGTTTTAATACAGTTATGAGAGAGGTGCAAATGAACGCATCTATTTATGGTAACTGCTGGGTAATTGTAGACAAACCCCAGACTAATGCAAAGACCAGAGCAGAAGAACTAGCACAGGATATTAGACCTTATATTTCTATTTATACCCCAGAGAACATTGTAAACTGGAATTATAGTAGATCAAGTAGTGGTAGGTTTTATTTAGACTATTTAGTTGTAGTAGAAGATATAAATTCAGAAAGAGCTATACTAAAAGTATTTACAGAAGAAACTATCAGCACTTACGAGGTAGAGGAATATGATAAAGAATATGAGGAAGGAGATGTAAAGCTATTAGAAGAGATACCGAACCCAATAGGCGTTATTCCAGCAGTAAATGTATATAACTTAAGAGGAAATAAAAGACCTATAGGGATAAGTGATTTATCAGATGTGGCATTTTTACAGCAATCTATTTATAATGATTACTCAGAAAAAGAACAACTGATAAGACTAGCCAACCACCCCAGCTTAGTAAAAACCCCTAATGTAGAAGCATCTGCTGGGGCTGGTTCTATAATAGAAATACCAGAGGATATGGATAGTTCTTTAAAACCTTACATTATTCAACCTAGTGGACAAAACCTAGATGGTATAATGAAGTGTATACAAAACAAAGTAGATGCAATAGATAGAATTACACATATGGGGTCAGTAAGAGCTACTGGTACACAGATAGCTAGTGGTATAGCACTACAGACAGAGTTTCAGCTACTAAATGCAAGATTATCAGAGAAAGCAGATTATTTAGAGAACGCTGAAGAGCATATATGGAGTTTATTTGCTAGATGGTTAGAAAAAGAGTTTGATGGTTCTGTAAATTACCCAGATACCTTTGATATTAGAGATTGGGCTAATGATATGCAGTATTTACAGATGGCTAAAGCTAGTGGCGTAAGATCAGAAACATTTAACAAAGAAATTGACAAGCAGATAGCAGATACAGTTATAGATGACAATGACAAGATCAAAACGATAAATGAAGAGATTGACAACGCAAGAACAGTAAGAGGACAATTTCAAACAACAAACGTAGAAGGAGTAACAGTTGGCGAAACGGAAGAAGAAACGAGTTCCTAAAGATAAAAAAACCAAGATACCCAAAAAGTATTTATCTGGTTTAAAGGGGGCAAAACGTACTATGAGAGCTAGTTTAATTAAACAGGTTAGTTCACTATACAAAAGTGGTGCAAGGATACCCCTATCCTTATTAAAAAGGAGAACAAGGGTATAATGGCAGTAAAAAGAAAACCTTTATCAGCATCTACAATAAAAACACTTAAAGCAAAGGCTAAGAAGTCTAAATTATTTAATTTAGCTGATCTAAAAGCTAGTTATCGCAGAGGACAAGGTGCATTTCTTAGTTCTGGAAGTAGACCACGCATACCTATGAACGCCTGGGCTATGGCAAGGGTAAACAAACTGATAAAAAGAGGGCGTTCTGGAACATTTGATAGAGATATAATTAGAAGAGCAAGTAAAAGAAAGAGAAAAAAGTAATGGCAGAATATAGAGGTAAAAAAGTAAAATTAAACAAACCTTTTAGGTTATCTGCTACTGAATCAAAAAGAAAAAAGTTTGGTGTATATGTAAAAGAAAAGTCTACTGGTAAAGTTAAAAAAGTAACCTTTGGTGCAAGAGGTATGAGCATCAAGAAGAACATACCAGCTAGGCAGAAGTCATTTCTAGCTAGAATGGGTGGTGTATTGAAGGAAGTAAAAGGGCAAAAGTCTTTATCACCAGCTTACTGGTCTATTAGAGCTTGGAAAAAGAACTTTCCATTGTAATGAATGTCAAGAATATTAGAAAAACTAGCTGATCAACACGAAGAACGTATAATCAACGTATTATACAAACTTGAAGAAGATATTATCAAAGAAGTTAACAGAGCTACTAAAGGTCAACTGGTATCACAAAGAATAGCAATACAACTGCAACCTAAGATCAGACAAGCAATAGAAAACAACTTTCTCAATGAAGCTGATCTCATTATTAATGAAGAATACAACAAAATAGCAAAAGAAGTACTAGACACTTATGGAGAACTGCCTATACCCAATAAGTTTAAAAGTCTTACAGAAGCAAACCTATCTACAATCAATGCACTAAAGTTTCAGAGTTATTCTGGCTTTGAAGATATAGGCGAAAGATTTATCAAGGTAATTAATGATGAGCTGTATCAAAGTACTATAGCTGGTAGACCTTATGAAGATATGGTCAGTAATATCAGAGGACATATCAATGGGGTGTATAAGAGATCAAACCAAAGAGAGATCAATGAGCTGGTAGATTTTATCAATGAGAATAAATATGATAAGTTTAAAAAATCTCAAGTAGAAGAAGCTGTAAGAAAACTACACACGCAATATGCTAGTGATAGAGCTGGTAATAATTTAAGAAGGTATGCTGGTCAGATAGCTCACGATAGCGTAATGCAGTTTCACGGACAGTTTACCATAGCTAAAGCTAAAGAGAGTGGACTAACACATTTTACTTATACTGGTACATTAGTAAGAGATAGCCGAGATTGGTGCAGAGGAATATTAGGTAAAACCTACACAGAAAAACAAATAAGAGAACTTTGGAACACTAGGTCTTGGAATGGAAAAGCAAATGGCGACCCATTTATAGTTAGAGGTGGATATAGATGCAGACATACTTGGATACCAACAGACCCAGCTTGGGGTGAAGAAACACTTGATGAATTACCACCAGAGGAAGATATAGAAGAAACAACTTCAGAAGTATCACAAAATTTAGCATCAGTTGTAACAGTACCAGAAAGAAAATTTGGAAAATATAAAGGGTTGACAGACGAGCAAGTAAAAGATGTAGTAGATAGAGATTTAAAAAGTCAGCTTACACCCACTACATTAAAAGTATTTAATAATGTTCCTTTGATAAATGGAATTACACTTAATCAGAAAAAAGCATATTTTGACCCAAGTGAAGATACACTTGTAACAAATACTAAAGCTGGAACACTAGCACACGAATATGGACATTATATAGATTACAAAACTGGCAGTAGAAAAATAGAACAGTTTGAATTTCAACCTAAACCCTGGTCTTATGAAAATAAAAACTTTAGAGAAGCATTTAAAAAAGATCAAAAAATATTCACAGCAGATGCAATACTATTAGAAAAAAAGTTACAAAAATACAAAGAAGATTTAGTAGAGTTAAGGTATCGTGATAAAACAACAAGGGGTAAAACAAGAAGGGTTGGATATAATGATGGAAAACTTGAGGGAGATAGGTATGTATGTGATATCATAGATGCTTTAGTTAAAGGAAGATTTTTTAATGAGTATTATTCCCCTGGACACGGAACTACTTATTATAAATCTGTAGAAAATAGAATGACAGAAACCTTTGCTAATTTATTTGCATTACAAAAAAATAAAAGAGTACTAAAGATTTTAAAACAAATAATACCTAATACTATGAAACAATTTGATGAAAGGATAAAAGAACTTGCTAAGTGATAAAGAAATAGATAAAAGACTTGATGAAGCTACATTACCAGAGGACTATGAAAAGTTATATATAGATATGTTTGGAGAAAAAGTACCAACAAGGAGTGATACTTGGGGTGAATTTCCAGTAGATATGATTTTAGAAGCTATTGATAAAAAGAAACCAATAGAAAAAGAACAATTATATGAAGAAGGAAAAATAATTTTATAGTCACAGATAGTGTAGATTTTACTGTAAAACTTTGATATAAATAAATTACAACTGGAGAATATACAAATGGATAAACAAATGGAACAAGAACAAGTAGAACAAACTACGCAAGTTAATGAAGAGGTGCAACCTACTAAAGTAGAAGAAAAACCAAAAGAAAGAACTTTTACACAAGAAGAACTAAATGAAATAGTAGAAAGAAGATTGCATAAAGAACGACAAACAATAAACAAAAAAATAGGAGTTGATGATTTGGATTCAGCAATCAGCATAGTAAAAGCACAGAAAGAAACAGAGGAAAAACAAAAAATCCAAAAGGGTGAGTTTGAAGAAATACTAAAAAATAAAACCCAAGAATGGAACAAAGAAAAAACTAATTTAGAAACACAACTAAAAGACATTAAGATCAATAAGTCTTTATTATCTTCAGCATCAAAGAACAGGGCAATAAACCCAGACCAAGTTGTAGAATTGCTTAACAAGAATATAAAATTAAATGAATCTGGCAATGTAGAAATCCTAGACAAAAACGGATTAGCCAGATATAACAGTAATGGGGAACTTTTGACAACTGATGAATTAGTCCAAGAGTTTTTAACACAGAACCCACACTTTGTTAGTGCTACTCCTAGTGGCTCTGGCTCGGTGTCAAATGTGGATAGAGGGGAACTCAACTCCAGTTTTAAAATTGAGGATTTGGATATGAGCAACGCAAAAGATAGAGAGAAGTATGCTAAGTGGCGACAGAGCAAAAGTTCTCAACCTAGAGTGATACGTTCATAATTTTTATTTTTATTATTTTATAGGAGTTATAAATGGCAAACGAAACTACAAGTAGTACTATATCAGAACTCTATACTGAGATAGTAGCAGAAGCGTTATTTGTTGCTAATGAGCAATCAATAATGAGAAATTTGGTAAGAAACTACACAATTGCTGGTGGGGGTAAATCTGTTGAAGTACCTATCTACGGAACAGTATCAGCATCAGCAGTAAGTGAAGCATCTGACCTTTCAAACACAGCAGTAAATCCAACATCTGTAACTATTACAGCATCAGAAGTTGGAATTATGACCACACTAACTGATTTAGCAAGAAACTCAGCATCAAGAAATGTTGCTCAAGATATTGGTAAATTATTCGGTGAAGCTATTGCAAAGAAAATGGATCAAGATTTGACAGCTTTATTTGATGGCTTTTCTACAAGCATAGGTGGTGCTGGAACAGAATTAACTATAGACAACATATTTAAAGCAGTTGCAACATTAAGACAAGCTAATGTTCCTATGCCTTATTATGGGGTATTCAATCCAAAAGTTATCTATAATGTAAAGAAATCATTAACTAATACTTTTGTAAATCCTAATGGTGGTGATCTACAGAATGAAGCTATGAGAACTGGTTTCATTGGTACAATAGCTGGTGTTCAGATATTTGAATCTTCTAACGTAGATGGAACAACTGATACAGATAATTGTAAGGGTGCTATCTTTTCACAAGATGCTTTAGGTTTAGCAATGATGCAAGACCTTAAGTTGGAAACTCAAAGAGATGCGTCTTTAAGAGCTGACGAAATTGTAGCTACAGCAGTTTACGGAACTGGTGAACTTCACGATAGTTATGGTATTGAGATGCTTAACGAATCTGTTATTAACTAAATTTGATAGGGTGGGAAACCACCCTTTTCAATTAGGAGATTAAAATGACTACAGTTAAATTAGTAAAAGATGGAAAAGTTATTGAAAGAAGTAAAGTTGATTATGAGCATAACGAGGGTAACTGGAAGATTAGAGGTTGGAGTTTATACGAAGGCAAACCAAAAGCACAACCTAAACCAGTAGAAGAACCAAAAAAGGCAAAACCTAAAAAGAAAGGTAAATAATGGCTACAACAGAATTTAGCGTAGCAAATTCTAACTTACAGGCTATACAACCAGATATACTAGGTTTTGGTATTACAGACTTTGGCGACCAGTTACAATTTGCAGAAAATGACGTATTGAGAAGAGTAAGAGAGGAATGGTGGGAAAGATACAGACACCAGGTACGATACAAAGATATTACAAAAATTACCACAGTTGAAATGACCAACAGTAAACTAACTAATGCACAATGGACACAATCCGTAGTTTATTTAGCATTATGGAAATATATTTATCCTATTCTAACAAAATGGCGTGACCCAGATACAGGTGAAGGTAAAGACACTTTCCAAGTACAAATAGATTTTTACAGAGATAGATATGAAGAGGAGTTTCAAGCTGTATTAAGAGATGGTGTAGAGTATGATGAGGATAGTTCTGGAGCAGTAAGTGATTCAGAAAAAGAGCCTATACATCATTTAAGGTTAGTCAGATAATGGAAGTTAAGGTTGAAGTAAATACTATCAACGTTGTAAACGAACTTAAAAGAATGACTAGAAAACAAAAGTCAGCAGTTGAAAAAGCATTAAACAGAGTTTCCAATATGGCAATATTTATGATTACTAAAAGAACCCAGAGTGGAAAATTGCCAGATGGTGGGCAAATGAGAGCCTATGCACCAGCTACAGTTAAAAGCAGAAAGAAAAAAGGTAGGCAGACTGGTATTGTGGATTTAACTGATACTGGTAAAATGTTTAGAAGTTTAGATTTTAAAACTGGTGGGTTAAAAAGTACTTTATTCTTTTCTAATATGGAAAGAAATAAAATAGCATCATATCACGATACTTTTGGTGTAGGTAAAAGCAAAATAACTAGACCTTTTTTCTCTATTGGTAATAAAGAAGAAGATAAAATAAGACAAGAGTTTACATCAACTTATTTTAAAGAAATGAAAATATGAGCAAAAGAGAAAACATTGCTAGTGATATAATTACTAAACTTGATGCAGTTACCAGTCCTATTGAGTTTAAAAAAATAACTAGAGAACCATTTGAAGTAGAAGAACTTTCAGATGCACAGTTTCCAGCTTTATTTGTTCAGTCTGGAGATGAAACAAGAGAAGTATCTAGTATCGGTGATACTGGTGCTGGTAGCTATAGAGGTTCTATTGATTTTTTAATTGTGGCTTTTGGTAAGGGTACAGATAGCAATATAGACACAGTAAGAAATCAATTAATAGAAGTAGTTGAAGAAACACTAGATAATGATATAACTAGGAATGGTAATGCTTTAGATACACAGATTGTTGAAGCATCAACAGATGAGGGAACTATATACCCTTATGGTGGTGTAAGGATAACTGCTAGAGTAATTTATGAATTTACAAGAGGGAGTGCATAATGGCTAAACAAGTAACTATGAAAAAAGGCAACGATATTATTAAATGTTCTGAAGATCACATAGAGCATTTTCAAAGCAACGGATATACTTTAGAAGGTGAAAAAAAAGTTACCAAAAAAAGTGAAAAAGTGTTAAAACAAGAAGATAAAGAAGAAAAAAAATAAACTATAACAAGGAGGTATAAATGGCGACACATCACGGAAAAGAAGGAGTTGTTACAATTGGAGGTACAACACTTGGCAATGCAACTGGATTTACTGTAGACACTACACACGATACAGTAGAAACAACTGCATTAGGAGATTCAATGAAATCATTTTTAGTTGGAAGAGGTACATATACTGCTAGTATAGATATGAACTTTGATGAAACTGATACTGGGCAAACAACTATGGTTCAAGGTGCAGAACTAACATTTGCATTTTTACCAGAAGGTAATGAATCTGGTGACAGAAAATTCTCTGGAACTGGTATTGTAACTGGAATGTCAGTTGGTGTAACTTTAGATGGTGTTACTACAAGAACTGTATCAATACAGGGTACTGGTGGCTTAACTATAGGTACTGTGTAACAGTAGTATAGTATGACTGACAATAAAATTGATTATTTTGATGGTATCAGAGATCATTTTAGTGCATTAGATACTAAAATCATTGAAGTGCCAGAGTGGGGATTAGTTGGCGATAAAGCTATTCATTGCAAACCATTTAATATGTTAGAAAAGCAAAAGATTTTCAAAGGTGCTAATAATACTGATCTATTAGTCTTGATTGATGTTATTATAGAAAAATCACTTACAAAAGATGGTAAAAAAATGTTTACTGGTCAAGATGTTTTAGGTTTTAAGACAAAAGCAGACACAAACATCATAGCTGACGTTGCCACAAAAATAATGGGTACTGATAACAAAGATTTAGAGGACAATAAAAAAAACTAAAAAATAATGCTGAATTGCACAATATCTTTGGGTTAGCAGAAAAACTACATAAAACAGTCGCCGAAATTTTAGAAATGTCAGTTGATGAATTTTACTTGTGGGTAGCATACTTTGAAATTCAAAATGAAGAAAGAGAAAGACAAGAACGATTAGAAAGGGCAAGGCGATAAGTGGCAACTAAACAAGTTAATATAGATATCATAGCTAAAGACAAGACACGTCAAGCTATGCAATCTGCTACTAAAGGTATAAACAGAGTAAAAGATTCTGTCTTTAATTTACGCAATGCCTTATTAGGTTTAGGTGCTGGTTTTGTAGCTAAAGGGTTTCTTGATACTGCAAGAGAAGTAGAAAGATTAAGAGTACGATTTAAATTTTTATTTGCAGATGCAAAAGAAGGTGAGAAAGCATTTAAAGGTTTAATTAAGTTTGCTGGTCAAGTGCCATTTTCATTAGCTGAAATTCAAAGAGGTTCGGCAAATCTATCGGTGGTTTCTAAAGATGCTGACGAATTAAATGAGATATTAAAAATAACAGGTGATATAGCATCTGCATCTGGATTAGATTTTCAAACAACTGCCGAACAACTACAAAGAGTATTTTCTGCTGGTATCAACTCTGCTGATTTATTTAGAGAAAGAGGGGTAAGAGAACTATTAGGTTTTGAAGCTGGTGTTCAAATGAGTGCAGAAAAATCTAAAGAACATATTATCAAAGCATTTAGAGAAGGCACATTGTCTATAGTTGGTGCTAGTGAAGAAATGGCTAAAACTTTTGATGGTACTCTCTCAATGATAGGTGATAAATTTAATTTATTTCAAATGGCAGTAATGGACGGAAAACCTTTTATTGCTTTAAAAACAAGTGCAGAGTTAGTAGAAAAATCTTTAGCAGATAATTTTGGAAGTATAGAAGCATTTGCTGAAAAAGTAGGTGATGCTATTACTAAAGCTACTTTAAAAGTTTTATTATTTGGTGCTGGTATCATAGACACATTTCAACCAGTATTTAATTTTATAGGTAAATCTATAGCTAATCTTGTAAATTTTGTAAGAGGATTACCACAACCTATAGCAACTATTGGTGTTATAGGGTTTTTGGCTATGGGTATAAAAGGAAGATTAGTTGTAGGTCTTATAGCTGGTGCTATTGATCATATAAGGGCAATGTTTGGTGGGTTATTAGATAGCGTAGGATTTGTTCAAAGAAAAACAGCAGAATTATTTAAATCATTAGGTTTAATTAGTGACGAAAGATTTAAGATAATGATGGATAGTGCTGAAGGATTTAAGAACAAAGCAAGTGAATTAAAAACACCAATCAAAGAATTAGAAGAAGCAATGGAACAAGCTGGAGAATCAAGCAAAATTTCATTTGATGGTTTGAATATGAGTATTGACATTACCAATATGAAAGCTGGAGGGTTGAAAGAAAAAATAGTCAATATGATGAAAGAAATCAATCAAGCTATAATAGATGCTAATGCTGAAGGACTAATAACAGATCAAAGTGTAGAAAAAACAGAACAAAAACTAGGTTTAATAGGAGAATCATTTAAAAATTTTAAAGATGGTTTTATGGGAGCAATAGGCGAACAAAAAAATGCTATGGAACAAATAAAAGATATAGGAGCAGAAACTTTTGGTGAGTTGAAAAAAACACTTACTGATTTTGTTATGACTGGAAAAATGAACTTTCAAGACTTTGCAAAAACTGTTGTTAGAAGTTTTGTAGAAATGCTAATAGGTCAAGCTGTTCAATTTGCATTTAAAAAATCAATGGCATTATTTAAATTTGATGCAATAAAAAAAGCTATGATTAGTTTATATGAAGGTGCTATGAAAACTTTTGCTAGTATACCATTTCCATTTAATATTGCATTAGTTGGAGGTGCTATAGCTTTTGGAATGGGTTTAATCAATAAAATAAAAGGGTTTGAAAAAGGTGGTAGACCCCCAGTAGGTAGACCAAGTATAGTTGGTGAGAAAGGTGCTGAATTATTTGTACCAGATCAAGCTGGAACTATTGTGCCAAATGACAAGCTAGGAATGGGTAAACCAGTAACAGTAAATTTTAATATTAATACAGTAGATGCTACTGGGTTTGAGGAACTATTAGTTAATAGCAGAGGGGTATTAATAAACCTAATAAATAGTGCAGTAAATGAAAAAGGTCAGAGGGCAATTATATGAGTGGCACATTACCAGATACAAGATTTGAAGCAATTAATCTACAAAGCAATCAGAAAACTTTATTCTCTGAAACAGATAGTGGAAAGTCTTTTAGAAGGCAAATACAAGGTCAAAGGTTTAGTTTTACTATAAGTTATCCACCTATGAAAAGGTCAGACTTTGCACCAATAATGGCTTTTATAATGAAACAAAGAAACAGAAAAGAAGATTTTACGATTACTATGCCAAGCTATCTAAATGCTCAAGGAAATGAAACAGGAACACTTTTAGTTAATGGTTCTCATAGTGCGTCAGATACAACTATAGCTATAGATGGTTTTGCTGGAGATGGAGCTGGTAGATTAAAAGCTGGTGATCTATTGAAGTTTGCACACGACAAAGTTTATATGGTTGTAGAAGATGTAACCAGTTCAAGTAACTCAGCAACAGTAACTATAGAGCCACCATTAAGAACTGCACTAGCTGATAATAGTGGTGTAACTTATGATTCAGTACCTTTCAAAGTTCATTTAACAAGTGACGTTCAAGAATTTCAAACAAATGAAAATGATGCTGATGGTAATTTATTATTTACTTATGAGTTTGATGTTATAGAGAGTTTATAATGGCTAGAGGTTTAACAAGTGCAGTAAAAACCGAACTAGCAACAGGTAATATAGAGCCAGTATTATTATTAGAAATAGGGTTTAGTACTCCAGTATATTTAACTAATGCAAGTTTTGATATTACATCAAGCGTTTCTGGAAGCTCAAGAACTTACTTATCAAATGGTCATTTGAAAAGCATAACCGATATAAGTGAAACAAACGTGCCTACAAAGAATACATTAAGCATAAGTCTATCTGGTGTAGACCAAACTTATATCAGCGTAGCACTAAATGAAAACATAATTAATGATGATGTTTATATTTACAGAGGATTTTTAAATAGTAGCTTAGCTTTAATATCTGACCCTTACTTATCTTTTTTTGGAACAATAGACGAATACAATATAAAAGATGATACCAATACTGCGTCTTTAGTTTTAAGTGTTACTTCACATTGGGGAAACTTTAGCAAAATAAATGGCAGAACTACTACAGATAATTCACAACAAAAGGTATTTAGTGGCGACAAGGGAATGGAGTTCTCTGCACTAACTGTTAAAGACATAAAGTGGGGTAGAGTGTAAATGGGTTTATTTAAATCTATAAAAAGAGCTGTATCTAAAACTTTTGATTTTGTTGGAGATTTAGTTGGTGACGTAATTGGCTGGTTAATGCCAGAACCAGAAATTCCAGATTTTGGACAAGACTTTTCTGACGAAAATAATAGAGGTGCATTAGTAAATAAATTTAATGCTAATGCTCATATACCTGTCGTTTATGGTACAAGAAAAGTTGGTGGCAATGTTGTATTCTTAGAAACTTCTGGAACAGATAACCAGTATTTATATATGGCTTTAGTTCTTAGTGAAGGAGAAGTAGCTGACATAGATGCTATATTTATAAATGATAATCAAGTTACTTGGTCTGGTGACATAGCAGACAATACCCAAATAACTGTGGCAAGTAGTGACGCTAATTTTTATAGTGGTTCAAGTTTAATTACTTGTGAACCCCATTTTGGTAGTGATAGCCAGACTGCATCTTCATTATTATCTACTTTGAGTTCTTGGACTTCAAACCACAGACTAAGAGGTTTATGCTACTTAGCAATAAGGTTTGAATGGAATCAAGACAAATTTGGTTCATTGCCAACAGTTCAAGCAGTCGTAAAAGGTAAAAAAGTTTATAATCCAAACTTAGACAGTACTGTTACTGGTGGAAGTGGTAGCCATAGAGCAGATACGAGTTCTACTTGGGAATATTCGGATAACCCTATTTTACAATTATTAGACTATTTAAGAAACGACAGGTTCGGAATGGGTATTGCTAACAGTTACTTTGATAGTAACTTTGCAGATTGGCAAACTGCTACAGATGTTTGTGATGCAAATATCACCCCTTATAGTGGAGCAAGTCAGATAGATTTAATGGATAGCCACGCAGTAGTTGATACGTCAAAGAAAGCTATAGATAATGTAAAAAACTTTATAAGGGGTGCTAGAGCCTATTTAAACTTCTCTGGAGGTATTTATAACGTATTAGTTGAAACTACTGGCTCTGCATCAATAACCTTAACAGAGGACAATATTATTGGGGGTATATCGGTAAAAAGTAAAAACAAAAACTCACGATATAATAGAGTTATAGTAAACTTTACTAACCCAGACAAAAACTATCAATCAGACACAGCACAATTTCCACCAGTAGACGAAACAGGTTTAGCTAGTGCAGATCAACACGCAACTATGAAAACAGCAGATGGGGGTTTATTGTTAGAAGGTCGGTTTGATTTCACTATGCTCACAAGTCCGTATCAAGCTCAAGAGATGGCAGAAATTATTTTAAGGAGGTCTAGGTCAAGTTTAGACATTAGCCTTATTGCTGACGCAACTGCGTTGGATTTAGCTATAGGAGATATAGTAAATATAACTCACGCTACACCAAGTTTTTCAGCTAAACCATTTAGAGTGCAAGGAATGAATGTAAATAGTAATTATACAGTTACTTTACAATGTTCAGAGCATCAAGATAGCTTTTACACTTTTGGAACACAGCAAGAGGTTGCAAGTATACCAAACACGACATTACCTAACCCTTTTGTTATACAACCCCCAGCAAGTGTTACCTTATCAGATCAACTTATAGAATATAATGATGGAACAGTTATTGTGGCATTAGATGTTACTGTAGGAGCATCACCAGACAACTTTATAGATTTCTACCAAGTAGAATACAAACTAAGTACTGATTCAGATTTTATTATTTATGCTCAAGGCTCTGGATTAAATCATAGAGTGTTGAATGTGATTGACCAGCAAACCTATGATGTAAGAGTAAAAGCTGTAAATAGTGCTGGAGTATCTTCAACCTATGTATCTGCTCAAAGACAAATAGTAGGAGCAATAGCACCACCTTCAGATGTAACAGATTTCTCTTGTAACGTATCTGGTCAAGAAGCTCATCTATCTTGGGAAGCTGTAAGCGATTTAGATTTAGCATATTATAATTTACGATTTTCTGAAGAAACTGATGGAACTGCCGACTGGCAAAACTCTGTAGCATTAGTTGAAAAAATATCTAGACCAGCTACATCTAT